CCAACAGCTGCATGAACCCGGAGACCTGGCGCGCGCCCGTGTTCAGCTCGGCGGCCACGCCGGTCAGCTCGGTGCGCAGGATTGGCAGGTACTGCCCACCCAGGGCGCGCACGCTGGTGCCGAGTCCGGCGAACAGCTGATCCTGCACGTCGAGCTTGAGGCCGTCGAAGGCCGGGCGCATGCTGCGCACCGCGACGGCCGTTGCCGCCGCGTTCGGGGACAGCTTGCCCAGCGCCTCGGCGAACTCGGCCGGGCTGCTGGCGCTGAGAGCGTCGGAGAAGCCCGACAAGCCAAGGCGGAGGGTGGTTACCGCTGCGGCGGCGGCCAGGGCCGCAGCGGGCATCACCAGCAGTGCGCCGGAGGCGGTGGCCGCCGCGCCACCGAGCGCGCCGAGTGCGCCTGCGGCCTGGGTCAGGGCGGCGGCCATGACCGCGCCGCGCAGGGTGGCCGCGCCCACGGCGGCCGTCATCGCGGTGAACTGGGCCGTGGCCCTATTGCTGCTGTCGCCGAGGGCGGACAGGCCGCGCACCGCTGTGCCCACCGAGTTGTCCAGTGCTACCCGGAGGTCGATCTCGCGGGAGGACATCCGGCGGATGAGCGCGGCGAAGGCGGCTTCGGCGGGCTGGGATGCCAGCTCGGCCAGGATGCGCAGGGCGGGCAGGCCACCTGAGCGGGTGGCCTCCCGCACCTGCTGGTAGAACGCCGTGGTGTTCAGCTCGGCCGTGATGCCCAGCGCGGGCGCGGCCCGCTCGCCTTCCCGGACTCCGTCCCGGACCACCTGGGAGATTCCCCGCAGGGACGGGAGAAGCGTCAGGTAGGCATGCCCGACATCAGCCACGGATCACGCTCCCCTCATCATGAGCGCGATCTCTCGCAGGGAGCGGGTTTCCGGGTCACCTCCCCTCGTCGGGGAAGGGTTTTCGTTGGTGCCGCTGGGAATCAGCGGCGGGGCTAGCTGGTCCTCGGTGAGCTGCTGGCCGAGCATCCCGGCCAGCAGCGCCCACACCGTGGTGAGCCTGCGCTCCACGGCCAGCAGCAGGGCGTGTGTGCGGGTCCAGTCGGCATCCGGGTTCACCGTGCGCCACACGGCCGCATCCTCGGGCAGGTGCGTGATGAGCACGCAGACCCGGCGCAGGCTCAGCTGTCCCCGGTAGAGGTCGAGCAGGTCCACCCCGTAGTGCCGCAGTAGGTCGGCTTCCAGGGCTTCGGCGGTCGCGCGCTTGCCGAGAAGTTGCGCGACCGTCAGCGGTTTCCCCGGCCCAGCGCTCCGACCACGGCGGCGGAGAACTCCTCGGCGTCGGCGACGGTCCCGGCGACGGTGCGCCACTGCGCGTACTGCTCGGTGCCCAGGATGATCCGCAGGGCGGCCATGGGCTTCCCGGCTTCCTCGGCCTCGATCGCTTCCAGGGGGAAGGCTTCGGCCAGCGGGAGCGTGAAGGTCAGGCCGCGCCAGTCCACGGTGGGGCTGGCGGGGGTGGTGGTGGTCTTCTTCTTGGTGGCCTCGGTGCGCTGGCGTGCGCTCATGCCTGGGGCTCCTTGTCGTTGGCGGCCAGTGCGGCGAAGCCGCCTGGCGGGGTGGTGGCGGCCAGTACGGCGGGGTCGTTGGTGAGCCAGACGGCGAGCACGGTGGAGCCGCCGGGCGGTGCGAGCGCGGAGAAGGTCAAGCCCCACCGCGCCTCTTGGGTGCGGGACCACTGGGCCTCTTCGGTCTCGGTGACCTCGGCCCGGGGCAGGTACAGCCGGTGGGAGTAGACCTCGGTGTCTGACACCTGGTCGGTCCAGTCCACGCACACCGCGCGGGCATCCCCACGCGGGATGGTGGACAGCTCGGCCCGGTACTTCTTGCTGCCCGCAGCGGTTTCCGCGAAGGTCAGGCCAGAGAAGTAGACCCCCAACACGGCGGCCTTGGACTCCTGCAACGTGCTCTTAACCGTCAACTCGTGGGACTTCAAGATGTAGCGGGCGGGCGTCAAGGTCTGCCAGTGCTCCGTGGCCTCCCGCTCGATCTTGCGGCTGAGCGTCACGCCATCGGAGGTGGACAGCCCGAGGCCGGTCCACGCGGCTGGTAGTGCGCTGGTGGCGTCGGCAGGCTCCGGTGTGCCCGGTGCGGCTACGTGCAGCTCTCCGGTACCGGGCACGCGGACGTGCGCAGAGTTGAGGGACAAGGGGATGGGCCTCCGTGAGGGTGTGGTCGGGGCTGGTGGGGGCCGCCCGGTGCGGGTGCCCGCGGGCACAGCTGGTCGGGCGGGCGATGGCGCCCGGGTGGGTCCGGCCGGCCGGAGGCAGGCCGAACCCACCCGGGCGGGGTGAGTGCGTGCCCGTGGTGACGGTCAGCGGGGCGGGGTGCGCACCACCAGCACCGCCCGTGCGGTGGCCAGCGGCGCACCGGTGTAGGGGTCGGTGCCGGGGATCGGGCCGGTGGCGGGCTCGGCCGCGATCAACGCCCCGGAGGCGGTGCCCGGGTCGCACAGCCGCCCCAGCGCCTCGGCGACCAGGCGCACGGCCTGGTGCTCGGTGTGGTGCCAGGCGCTCAGGCGCACCGTGCCGCGCTGGATCGCGGGCCACTGCCAGGTGTGGGCATCCACCGCGACCAGCAGCCAGGGCAGGCGCTCCGGCCCGCCGTCCGGGCCTCTGCCCAGCTCGGTGGAGACCGGCAGGCCGTCGCCGAGCTGGCGGCGCAGCAGCCGGGCGGCCAGCTCGGCGACATCCAGGGGCACGGGCACGGGCCTGCTCACCCGTCCCCCTCCTCTCCGAGGCCGTGCACGTCCAGCCCGCACGCCGTGGCCGAGCGGGACAGCAGCCCGTGCCGGGCCTCCATGCCGATGCCTGCCGGGTGGCGGATGGCCACCGAGACCCGCGCCCGGTCGGTGCTGGTCTCAGCCACCACGTCCACGGGAACCGGTGCGCCGCTGCGGACCCGCCGTCCTTGCGCGCGGGCGGCCTGGACCACGGCGGCGGCGGCCTGGTCCAGGACTGCCTGAACCTGCGGGCTGGTCAGCAGCTCGGCCAGACCCTGGGAGTCGCGGTGGAACTCGGCCATCAGCCCTCCACGTGCCGTAGGGCGGTCTCGTAGTGGGTGTGGCCCTGCCGGGGTGACCACCGCTGCGGGGTGCCCTGGACCTGGTAGGTCCGGCCCTCGAACACGATCCGTTCGCGGGCGTGCACGGGGTCGCGGGTGAACAGCCACCAGGCCGCGCTGACGGGGTGCCGCCCGACCTCGGCCGCGTCGGTGGACTCGCGGGGTTGGAGCAGTCCGCGCAGCGCACGGCGGGGCGCGTCCGGCCCGTAGTCCAGGGCCGGGGTCGGGTTGCCGTAGGCGTCGGGGATCTCCCTGGGGGTGATCACGGTCAGCTCATGGGGCAGATGCAGGCGGCACCTCCCACGGGAACGGTTCTCCGGGCTGGCCGTTGCGGTAGAGCACGGGCAGCCGGTACGGGGGGTCGGTGTGCTCCCCGGCTCCGTAGGGGGTGCGGGTGGAGCGCAGGCCGCTGCGGCGGGACAGGCGGCGCAGGATCGCGCGGTCATCACCGGTGAGGTAGACGCCGTTGGTCCCGGCCTCGCCGTAGCGGTAGGTGTACTGCCCGGCCGTCTCCGAGGAGAACCCGTCCGGGTTGCGCACCGCGCGGGCGGCGGCCTGGCAGACCACGGTCACCACGACCTCGGGCACGGTGGGCACCAGCAGGCCGGGCGGGACCTCGGCCCGCACCAGGGCCGAGGCATCCGCCAGCGCCGCGAGTGCGCGCTTCTCCTCCGGGGTCCCGGCCAGCGGGCGCTGCATGCGCTCGCTCAGCTCGGCCAGGCTCGCCAGCGGGGGCAGGGCCGCAGCGGTCACGGCGTGGCGCTGACGGTCAGCCGCACCGCCCGCTTGACCGTGTTGTCCTCCTCCTTGGTGGTGGAGGCCCCGGCCAGGGTGCTGACCACGGAACGGTCCTGCTGGAAACCGGGGTCGTAGTCGCGGATCAGGCGCAGGCTGATTCCGTTGTAGGTCATGGACTCTCCGAAGGTCGCGCCTTCGGGAACGCTGAGAGCCCTTGTCACCAAAGGAAAAGCAGAGCTGTGGTAGGCCACGGCAGAGCCATCGGCCAGGTACGCCGAGGGCAGCACGTTGAACCCGTGCAGGCGGCCGATGACCGCTTCGCGCAGGGCGGTGGACCAGGTGGAGTCGGCCGTGTTGACCAGCTTCTTGGACAGGTGGTCCAGGATGAGCACTTCCACGTCCGGGCTCACAGCCAGGAACCGCCCGTCGAAGGGCACGCCGTTCTGGGTCAGGACCTTGCGGGCGTTGAGGATGGCCAGGTTGATGTCACTGCCGTCCGGCTTGATGGTCACCGTGGAGGCAAGGGCGTTCATCTGCGCCGCAACCATGGTCTCCACCTCCTCGGCCACGGACTTGGCCTGAGGCATGGACACCGTGGTGGTGAAGTCGCGCAGCTTGAGCGTCAGCTCTTCGTCGGTGAGCGCGACGCCCTTGTACAGGTAGTCGGTCAGCTTGACGTCCACCGCGTGTTCGGTGATGTCGTCAATGACGATGGGCGCTCCGGCGGCGCGGTTGAACCGGCGGGCGCGGCCGACCAGTACGCCCGTGCGGACGGTGACCGTGTCGCCGATCTTCCCGGCGAAATCGCGTTCGGCGTCGCGCCAGGTGGTACCGGCCAGAACCGCCTGGCGCTCCAGGGCGGCCAGGCTGGCGGCGGCGATCTGCCGAGGGGTCAGGATCGTGTTGGGCATCGGGTCGGGTTCGTCTCCTTCGGAGGGTGGTCAGGGGCAGGGCGGGGTCAGGAGCCCCACACCAGGCGGGCGATGGCCTCGGGGGTGTCCTCCACCGGCACCGAGCTGCCCACCGGGGAGGCCGGGCGCAACGCCTCGACCGGCCGCACCGGAGCTGGGGACGTCGGGGTGGCGGGGGCCTGGGTGGCGGCCAGCGCGGTCACGGCGGCCAGGACGGCGGAGGCGTCCTCAGCGAGGGCCTGTTCGGTGTCGCCGCGCAGGCGCTCGGCCAGCACGTCCGGCAGGCCGACCGAGCGAGCCGCGACGAGCTGGTGCAGCCGGTGCTGTGCTGTCTGGGCCTCGGCGGCGGCCTCCTCGTATCGGCTGGTCAGAGCCGTGACCTGGTTCTGCAGCTCGGTCAGGTCCCCGCCCGGGGCCGCTGACGCCGGCGTCGGGGTCCCGGGCGGGGACCTGACC